CTGCTGCGCTTGCACTTGTAGCAGCGGGAGAGACTGACCTAAAAAACATCGCTTACGCCGGTGCGTTGGCAACGATTCCACCTGTAATGCGCTGGTTGAATCCTAAAGATGAAGCATATGGGCTACGGTGAGCGCAAATGATTGGGCGGGATTCTCTCTCGCTATTGTCTCGACGCTTGCTATTTTTATTGGCGGTTTGCGTTATTTGGTTCGCGGTTGGTTGTGGACTCTTACGCCGAATGGTGGATCATCTCTCGCAGACCGGTTGGCAAGAATAGAGACACGCCAAGAACAGATGATGGAACTTCTCAAGAAGTAAGGGACAATTATCCTATGGCAAGAAAAGCAACTAAGGCACTAGAGGAGCAAGGCTACTCAAAGCTCGATGCTTATTGCATTGGGCTTTATGAGTACTTCCTATCCTTAAAACGCGCAGGGTTCGCTGAGGATGTAGCGATGTTTATGATCACAGAGCCACAGTCTTACCCTCATTGGATCTTGCCTGATGGCATACCGCCTGAGAAGTTAGGCGATTACATGGATGAGGATGACGATTAAGCGGATAGTCGTAGTATCGGACTTACAAGTTCCGTACCATGACAGGGTTGCAACCCGCAACCTTGCTAGTTTTATCTCTAAGTTTAAGCCAGATCAAGTAGTGACTATTGGCGATGAGATTGACCTTCCCCAGATAAGCAAGTGGGAAGAGGGGCGCATGGGCTCTTATGCCCAGACCCTAGATGATGATCGTAACGAGGCTGTTCAGCTGCTATGGGATCTAGGCGTTACAGATTGCATCCGTAGCAACCACACAGATCGCTTGTACAACATCATCATGGCTAAAGTGCCAGCCTTTGGGGCATTACCTGAGCTGCGCTTTGAGAAGTTTATGCGCTTTGATGAGTTAGGTATAACCTTCCACAAGAATCCTATGCCTATTGCACCTAACTGGATTGCAGTACATGGAGACCACACACCCATCAAGCCACATGGGGGCTTATCAGCCCTTGAGGCGGCTCGTAGGCATGGTAAGAATGTCATCTCAGGTCATACCCACAGAGCGGGTCGTTCGGCCTTCTCAGAGGCCTCTGGAGGCCGTATAGGGCGTGTCCTGCATGGTGTCGAGGTAGGCAATCTTATGGACTTTAAGCAAGCTGCATACACCAAGGGTGTAGCCAATTGGCAGCAAGCCTTTGCCATCATCTATGTCAATAAAGCTAAGGTGCAGGTGGATTTGATCCACATAGAAAAGGACGGCACATTTATTGTGTCTGGAAAGTCTTACGGCAGACCTAGATAATCGTTATCGTTTCGTTATCTAAATGTGCTTGATCTGTCGTGGCGTTATGTCACACTAACTCTGTAGCCAATCAAGGGCATTGGCACAGATAGGAAAAACAATGAGCTTTGAGATGCCAGTTATTGTCTTGCTTCTAGCAGCTAATGTGTTGTGGTACTTAGTCGGATGGGCTAAGGGCTTTACTGAGGGCAAGCGCGAGGGAATCATGGTAGGCAAGACATTTCAGCGAGTGACAACAGATGCGCGCTAATGAGATCCTCTTATCAGCAACAGACACTATCCGCGAGCGTGGCCTATCGTATGGTCACCCTGCGGATAACCTGCAACACACCGCGATGCTCCTCTCAGCATACCTACAGACACCGATACATGACTATCAAGTCGCAGGAATCATGGTGCTTGTTAAACTTGCAAGGACTAATCAATCAGCCCAGTCGATCGACACATGGATTGACCTTTGCTCTTATGGCGCACTCGCAGGACAATTAGCAACAGAGGAGAATGAGCTTTATGTTTAATTTAGCAGACTACGAGACAGTAGAGGTGAGACTTGAAAGGTTTATTAAGGACTATCCAGATTTCCGTATTGCAACAGAGCTGGAAGTGGTCGAGGCAGATCGATACATTGTTAAGGCTTATCTTTATAAAGGGATTGGCGCAACTATCGCGTGGGCAACAGGATACGCTGAGGAAAAGATTACAGATCGAGGCGTTAATGCAACTTCAGCGTTGGAGAATTGTGAGACTTCGGCAATCGGCAGAGCACTTGCAAATGCAGGTTATGCTGCTAAAGGAAAGAGACCAAGCCGCGAGGAGATGAGCAAGGTAGTAGCTGGTAAACCAGTTAAGCCACCTGTGGCAGAGGTCAAGGCAGATGATCAGGATTACTGGACTACACCAGTAGGCCAATACAACAAAGTAGTGGATGCACCGATCACCTTTGAGAAGGCTGTTGATACTGTCTTTAGCATCTTAGGTACAGGTGAAGCACAAGAATCGCCACAATGCAAGCATGGACACATGAATTGGCGAGAAGGTGAAAAGAATGGCAAGGCATGGGGTGGGTTTATGTGTTCAGTAGTCAATCACCAGGGTGGAGAACCTAAGTGTCCTGCGCTCTGGTATGTCGTAGGTAGTGATGGTAAATGGCAACCACAGAAGGCGAGAGTATAATGGGCTATGTTGAATATTTTGATGAGACAACTGGGGTATGGACTAACCTAGAGGACATCCCGATGTTTGACACTATTAATTGTCAGCTGTGTAATGAGCCTACTCAGGCGCATGACATCGTTGCAGAGATTAAGTTCAAGGATGACAAGCCTATCGTGGGTGCATGGCAGTGCAGGAAGTGCAAGGCAGTCAATGGATAAGAATGAATTAATCCATCTGTTGTACATGGTAATAGCATTACTAGCTGCATGGGGTGGGTACATTGTCGGGATAAGTAGTGGCATCCCAGCATAGAAAGCACAGAGGCTTCCGCACAGAGCGCGTAGTCGCACAGTACCTATCGACTGTGTGGCAGGGTGCAACTGTCGGAAGGGGTAGCGGTAAGGACATTGTTAATGTTCCGTTCGATGTTGAAGTCAAAGCCCGCGCTGGATTTCAACCATTGGCTTACATGAAGCAACTAAAGGCTCGCACATCTGTTTCGGGGGAAATCGGACTTGCAGTCTTGCGCCTAAATACACAGGGAGAAAATGCAGAGGATTATGCATGCATTATGAGATTAGGCGATCTCTTACCGCTACTCCAACTAAAGTATGGTCACCTAGACAGCGAACCCACAGATGCAGACATTGACCGCTGCACAGCCTGTGGGTCTTACATGATAAGGAAGTGCTTAACTTGCCAGCCTACGATTACAAATGCACCAGATGCAATCTTAGCCAAGAGATCAATCATGGATGGCACAATAGACCAATGATCTTATGCGCTTATTGTAATGAGCCTATGACTAAGGTAATCACAGCTGCGCCAACACACTTTAAGGGCAAAGGCTGGGGTAAAGATGCCTAGAAAAGATCGCTACACAGATGAGGAAGTTAGTTTTATAAAAGAATATGCACACATGGGTGCTGCGTGGTTAGCAGAAGAGTTAGGCACTACTCGCGAGTATCTATATCAATGGGGCACTAATAATGGCGTTAGTGTTAAGAAAAGAAATTATGAGAAAAAAGAGCTAAAAAGAACATCATGGGCATGGCCTCGCAATTACAGGAAAAATAAGGCTGATTTAGTGCTTAGAGATGGGCTGAGATGCCATTATTGTGATTACTTGATGACTTACGAAGAAGCACAGGTTGATCACATATTAGCGAAGGCTAGGGGAGGTTCTGATGCACCTTTTAATCTGGTCTTAGCTTGTTCTAGATGTAATAATCTCAAAAGCACTTTATGCTATGAATGTCCAGAGTTTAGAAATAAGATATCAACAGATTGTGGATAAGTAGGGGCAATACCTCCTTTTACGCTTACGACACGCGGAGGTTATACACATGCTTGACAATGCCTGTACCATGACTAAGCAGAGCCTATCAAAGGCTCAGCCCGCGCCGCTGAAGCGGATAGCGCGGGGGGTGCTTGCATGTATTGGGATAGCTCTATGCATTATGCCTAATGCAGGTAGTGCGATACCAATGCAACCAGATAAGACACTAACAGCTAGAGAGTATGCAGCTATATTAGTAGATGATAAGAAGCAGATGAAATGCTTAGGCTTATTGTGGGGTAAAGAAAGTGCATGGAATCCAGATGCTAAGAATGGATCTCATTATGGTATTCCACAAGGTAGATCTATATATCTAAAGACTGCAACAATAGAGCAACAGATTAAGTGGGGCTTGAAGTATATACATAACAGATACGACTATGATATATGCAAGGCATGGCAGCATTGGAAGGATCACAATTGGCATTAGACAAGCTCAACAGCCGTAGGTATAGAGCGCAC